AGACAATTTTGCTTACCATCAGATTTGAAACTGGGGGATAAATTTAACGCCATTCCAAAGGCGGGATTAATTAAAACCCATATGCTCGCAATCGAGCAGAATTCTCAAATTCGCGCACATCTCGCCACATTGAGAATGGAAGGCGTACGTCCTCCCAATAACCATCATGTCCAGACATGGTCACCGGTTCATAACCTTGAGGAGACAACAAAACACCAGCATACGAAATAGACGGATTTAAAACCGCAGCCGCGTAACACAATCTTCGTAACTGCTTGCGGCCTTTACTCCTAGCTGATGCCAATGCGGAATCCTTGATCTCCAAAAATAACATGTGATGCACCCCCATGTATGTGGACATAAAAATCAAATCCACTTCACCGATCATATTGTGTATAATCGGTGTATCCATTGCAACTGCAGTCAATGGAATTTCAGAAAAAGCTCGCACGTACAACGGGCAAATAGGTGATTCCTCTTCCTCTCCTGAGTGAGGGTCATATCTTTCATGCCATTGTTCCACCCTATCCTGATATGAAACGTGCAATTGTGTGCACAAATTGGTCAATTTAGCCAACCTGGCAATATCTTTCATCTCATCACGACGCTTTTCATACATCAATGGTCCATGATTAAACCACTCCATAAGGGCAGTATCAATGTTCATTGCGCAAGCCTCAACCTCGGACAAAGGGGAATTTTTCTCGCGCAAAAAGCAGTGCAACATTTTGAAGCAAGAATCCTCAGACAATGCTCCGACCTCGCAACTCAATGCTGGGTGATAAACCGTCTTGCGCTTAAGAAATTCAAGTTCATCAACAGAAATAAAATCCACCATCTTACTCTCCTTGTCCGGCATCGTGTAAACTTGTCCATACTTAGCCAAGACTTCGGAACAGCGCTTAATGTTAAAATCGGCATAAGCTGGATCCACAGACCCTGCATTATCATCACCATATGTTATCAATGCACACGCTTCTCGAAAATCACGAGCGTGAGGATATATGGTGTAAAAGCAACAGCGCATGTTCAAGCTATTGCAAATGCTGTTCAACACGGCGGTCAGAGGATTACCGCTAATGTGACCACCACTGGTCAATCC